AATTTTCCATTTACCTTCGCGGAAATTCCTCATGTCCATATCTCCACGGAGAACAGCAATTACGCCATGTTTGTGGAGCGAGGCAGTTCAAGTAGCTGGTCTACAACAATCAACCCCGGAAAGATATTTGCCGTAAGACCAAATACAGTACCATCGGCAACCTACAAAGTATCAATCTATGCCATCGGAAAAGTGTGACGCTCCGGCGTCACTTTTTTCATACCCATTTTTAATTTCAAAGGAGGACAAACAACATGAAAGAATTCTGGACGACCATTCAGGTGGTATTCGCCGGTATCGGCGGCTGGCTGGGATGGTTCTTGGGAGGATGTGACGGCTTGCTTTATGCGCTTCTGGCTTTCGTAGTCATCGACTACATCACCGGCATCATGTGCGCCGTGGTGGACAAGAAGCTGTCCAGCGAAGTCGGCTTCAAGGGCATTTTCAAAAAGGTGCTCATCTTCGCCCTGGTCGGCATCGGGCATATTCTCGACACCCGCGTCATCGGCAGCGGTTCGGTGATGCGCACCGCCGTCATTTTCTTCTACCTATCGAATGAGGGCGTGTCCCTGTTGGAGAACGCTGCATACCTGGGACTGCCCATTCCGCAGAAGCTGAAATCCGTGCTGGAGCAGCTTCATGACCGCAGTGAAAAGGAGGATAAATAATATGGTTTACACGAACAGTTCCTTGGTGTCCTACATCAAACTATCTCCCAACCATTCCGGGCAGCGCACCCACAGCATCGACCGCATCACGCCGCACTGCGTGGTGGGGCAGTGCTCTGTGGAGACGCTGGGCAATATTTTTTATCCTACCTCCCGTCAGGCAAGCTGCAACTACGGCATTGGGCCGGACGGCAGGGTCGGTATGTATGTGGAGGAGAAAAATCGTTCCTGGTGTTCCTCCTCCAACGCCAACGACCAGAGAGCCGTCACCATCGAGTGCGCCTCCGACACTACAGAACCGTATGCGTTCAAGGATATTGTGTATCAGACGCTCATCAAGCTCTGCGTGGACATCTGCAAGCGCAACGGAAAAACCAAGCTGCTCTGGCTTGGAGACAAGACGAAAACGCTCAATTACACACCGAAATCCAACGAGATGGTGCTGACCGTACATCGCTGGTTCGCCAACAAATCCTGTCCCGGCAACTGGATGTACGCCCGCATGGGTGACCTTGCCGAGAAGGTCACGGCGCAGCTGGGTGGAGAGGCAAAACCCGCACAGCCCACGCAGCCGACCACCTCTGCTATTAAGACGGGTGACCTTGTGAAAATCACCGGCACGAAGTATTACGGCGGACAGACAATCCCGTCCTGGGTCAAAGCTAAAAACTGGTTCGTTCTCAGCGTGTCCGGTGACCGTGCGGTCATTAACAAAAGCGAGGACGGCAAAAATGCCATCATGTCCCCGGTGAAGGTGTCTGATCTGGCAATTGTCACCGCAAAGCCTACGGAGAATTACCGCATCCATACCGTGGTGCATGGGGACACCCTCTGGGCGATTGCCAAGAAGTACCTCGGCAGCGGCAGCCGCTACAAGGAGATCGTCAGCCTGAACGGACTGAAGAGCAATGTCATTTACAGCGGCATGAAGCTGAAAATCCCGAATAAGTAATCCTTACACACGCCCTCTGCGGATTTATTTCCGTGGAGGGCGTTATTTTTTTGCGGACCAGGCAGGCATTTTTCCTCCAGTTGGTACTGAGGCAAACCCTCGGACTGGAGGAAAACTCTATGACAGATTGGCAGAGAGAACAAATACGAACACTGCGCTTACAGGGTGTCAGCTATGTGAAAATCGGCGAGCAACTCGGCATTTCGGACAATACGGTGCGCTCCTTTTGCCGCCGCAGCGGTTTGGGCGACAGCGCAAAGAATACCGTTGCCTGCAAGCAGTGCGGGAAGCTGATAAAAATCATGCCCAAGCAGAAGCCGAAAAAGTTCTGCTCGGAGGTCTGCCGCACCGCATGGTGGAAGTCACACCCGGAGTGCGTCAACCGAAAGGCGGTTTATGAGTACACCTGCGAGTGCTGCGGACGGCACTTTACTGCCTACGGGAATAACCACAGGAAATATTGCTCTCACGCCTGCTATATCGCAGACCGCTTCGGAAGGGTGCGTGGCTGTGATGAATGACGCCTACAGAGAGCGATTGGCGCAGTATCTTGCCGCCATGCTACAGGCAAAACAGATGCTGTCGATGGGGATTTTAACCCCGGAGGATTACGCCACGATTGATACAATTATGGCCGAAAAATACGGGATATCTTCGTGTAGTCTATATCGCGGTATTGACTTGCTATACGGTGAGTTCAGAGGTAATATGTCACACTACAAGGAGGTGACGCAATGTCAGGAAGAGTAACCACCGTATCAAAACCGCCGAAGCTGGAGCGTAAAAAGCGAGTTGCAGCCTATGCCCGTGTTTCCAGCGGCAAGGATGCCATGCTCCACTCGCTGTCCGCACAGGTCAGCCATTACAGCGAACTCATCCAGAGAAACGGCGACTGGCTCTATGCAGGCGTCTATGCCGATGAAGCCAAGACCGGCACGAAGGATTCCAGAGCGGATTTTCAAAGGCTTATTGCTGACTGCCATGCCGGAAAAATTGATATGGTGATCACCAAGTCCATCTCCCGCTTTGCACGAAATACGGTCACGCTGCTGCAGACCGTCCGTGATTTCAAAGCCTGGGAGGTGGACATTTTCTTTGAAGAACAGAATATCCACACCATGAGCGCCGACGGTGAACTGATGCTGACCATTCTGGCGTCCTATGCGCAGGAAGAAAGCCGCTCCGCAAGCGAGAATCAAAAGTGGCGCATCAAGCGGAACTTTGAGGAGGGAATGCCGTGGAACGGAGCCATGCTGGGTTATCGGCTGAAAGACGGACGGTACGAAATTGTTCCGATGGAAGCCGAGCTTGTCCGCCGCATTTATAACGAGTACCTTGCCGGTGACGGCTATCTGGCCATTGCCAAACGGCTGACGGAAGAAGGTGTTCCGTCCCGCTTCGGTGGGAAATGGAACCAGTCTGTGGTTTCCAAGATACTGAGTAACTACACCTATACGGGCAATCTGCTTTTGCAAAAGACCTTCCGTGAAAACCACATCACGAAGAAAACCGTCATCAACCACGGTGAACTGCCGAAATACCATGCAGAGGATACACACGAAGCCATTATTGACATGGAGACCTTTCAAGCGGTCCAAGCTGAGAAGACACGGCGGGCGGCTCGGTTCAGTAAAGAGCCAGCGCCGAGAACCACATACCCATTCACAAGTCTTCTGGTGTGCGACATCTGCGGAAAGAACTACCGCCGCAAGACCACCAAAACGGGCATCGTTTGGGTATGCGGAACCTTTAATACGCTCGGAAAAGCCGCCTGCGCTTCTAAGCAGATACCGGAAACAACACTTCAGCAGGTCACAGTCGACGCTCTGGGTGTAAAGGCTTTCACACGAGAACAGCTGCACAGCCGGATACAGCGCATTCGGGTCTGCAACGGAAATAATCTGGTTTTCTGCTTCAAAGACGGCTCGGAAGTGACACGCACATGGAAAGACCGTTCCAGAGCTGAAAGCTGGACAGACGAGATGAGGGAAGCCGCACGCCGAAAAAACTTAGAGAGGAGCAAGCACAATGCCTAAAGTAACCATGATTCCCGCAACCATCAATCCGCTGACGCATTTGCCGAAGGTGGCAGCGCAGAAGCGGCGTGTTGCAGGATATGCCCGTGTTTCCACCGACAGCGACGAGCAGTTCACCAGCTACGAAGCCCAGGTGGATTACTACACCAAATTCATACAGTCCAAGCCGGAATGGGACTTCGTAAAAGTATATACGGATGAGGGCATTTCCGGCTGTAACACCAAAAAGCGAGACGGCTTTAACAGTATGGTTTCGGATGCGCTGGATGGCAAGATCGACCTCATCGTCACAAAGTCGGTCAGCCGATTTGCCAGGAACACCGTGGACAGTCTGGTCACCATCCGCAAGCTGAAGGAAAACGGCGTGGAATGTTACTTTGAAAAGGAAGGTATTTTCACATTTGACGGCAAGGGCGAATTGCTCATCACCATCATGTCGAGCCTTGCCCAAGAAGAAAGCCGCAGCATTTCGGAAAACATCACCTGGGGACAGCGGAAGAGCTTCGCCGACGGCAAGGTGCATCTGGCCTACAAACGCTTCCTTGGCTACAAAAAGGGTGAGGACGGCAGACCTACCATTGTGGAAAGCGAAGCGAAAATTGTTCAGCTGATTTACCGCCTTTTCCTTGATGGCAAGTCACAGGCGAGCATTTGCAGATATTTGGAGGACTTGGGTATTCCGTCACCTGGCGGCAAGGATAAATGGAGTAAGACCACGGTCACCAGCATTCTGCAAAATGAAAAATACAAAGGCGATGCGCTACTCCAGAAATCCTTCACGGTCGATTTTCTGGAAAAGAGGATGAAGCCCAACGAGGGTGAGGTGCCGCAATACTATGTGGAAGGCAGCCATCCCGCCATTGTCGATCCTGACGAATGGGATCATGTGCAGACAGAGTTTGCCAGAAGAAAGGCACTGGGCAGAGCTTACAGCGGAAAGAGTGTTCTTTCAGCCAAGCTGGTCTGCGAGGACTGCGGCGGCTTCTTCGGCTCAAAGGTCTGGCATTCCACCGACCGCTACCGCCGTACCATCTGGCAATGCAATGGCAAGTTCAAGGGCGAGGAACGCTGCCATACTCCCTCGGTAGATACGGAAACCGTGCAGCGGCTTTTCATTCAAGCCTACAATCGGATGATGGAGAACCGGGAGCGGATCATCAAGGACTGCGAAGCCATGCGCCGTGCGCTGACAGACTTTGCGGAATTGGACGCAGAAATTGAACGGCAGCTTGAGGAAACACAGGTCGTAGCCGAACTGGTCAAGGCGGCAGTCAAGGAAAACGCTTCTACAGCACAGTCTCAGGAGGCTTATCTGAGAAAGTATGAAGCCCTCGCCGAGCGTTACGAAAAAGCCGCTGCGGAACTGGAGCGGTTGCAGAATCTGCGTACTACAAAAAGTCAAAAGGACAAAGCAATGGCGCTCTACATCCGCACCCTCAAAAAACAGCCGGTGGTCTTGCACGAGTGGAGCGACACCATCTGGACGGTGATGGTCGAGAAGGCAATCGTCCACAGGGACGGTGAGATTACCTTCGTTTTCAAGAACGGAACCGAGGTTAAAGTCGGAGAATAAGATATAAGGTCGCAAGGTCGTTCGCATTTTGGGGTGAACGGGTTTTGCGGCCTTTCTTTTGCGCTCTTGAGGAATAATTAAAATGTGCACACCCCTTTTGCCGAAAATGCACACCCCTCGACCTTTCGTTAAAAGGTGTTATGGGAGAAAATGCAAAAAGCTCTGCGGCAACCGTTTTCGGAGTACCGCAGAGCCTTATATCGTTAAAAAGTGTCGAAAAAGCCTTGTAAATCAAGGACTTTATAAAAAGAAACTGGACACCAATCAAGATACTCATTGTATCAAAATTGGTGTCCAGTTATGGTTGCGGAGGCAGGATTTGAACCTACGACCTTCGGG